CCAACTGTATAGTCCCATCTTCCAGGAACTACAATCTCTACTTTAAAACTTTCTGCCTGCTTCAGAAGAGAAATTCTTTTCTGTATAGAGTTGTTATTTGTAACATCACCGTATCCACTAAAACTACCATAGTATCTAAATGATCTTAGTAAAGTAGAATCTCCTCGTCTCGTTTGCTTATTCGAGATAACTGGATAAAAGTTCATATGTTTATTTTCATCGTAACCTTTTAACATATCAAATGTTTTTACAGAATACTGCTTTTTAGTGAAGTCATACATAATTAAGTTAGATGCCTGCATACCACTTCTAATTCTATCCATGTAGTCGAAAGTCTGAGGAATTCTTATCTGTTGTATACGTCTAAAATCCTCATCAATATTCTTAATACTTCCGCCGCCGCCACGCTGGTTATCTCTTGCATATTTGTCATTGACAAAGGTTTGTAATATCTCTGGTGTATACATTGTATCCAAAGATATAAAATTTAAACCTTCTCTATTTTCAAAGAATAAAAATGTTGGAGAATTATTCCTATTGACTGCAGTAGAGCACAAATAGTTTAGATTTTGAACGGGACTCCAAAAGTTTGATATGTATTTTGTTGAATTTGAAGTAGGCTCAACTATAACACTTTTATCAGTTTCTAAACCAACGGTAGGTTCATTTAGTATTTGTGTAGCAATCTCTGATACTTTACCTGAGAACGGTCTGCTTATTTTCTTATTAAGATCAATCACTGACTCTCTAGAAATAATGTGCAGTTGGTAAACTACGCTCTTATCACCCAACGTATCACGATCAGACATTTTATAAATGAAGAATTGACCCTTCAATCTTTTATTTAAAGAAGGTGTTGCTATTTCCAAATTAATGATCTCTTCTCCAACTAAAGGAAACAAGTTTGCAAAATCTAGAGATTCACGGACAATTATGCTGCCTGTGATAAATGGACTGAACATGTCTTCAAAAATCTGCACATTTAATATCTGCGGGATTATATTGTGATATGTTCCGTTTTGTGATACTATCTCTGCTTTTCTAATAGAGACGTCACCAGCAAACGTAATTACTTCATCTTTTAACATTATAATAGTTCTTCAAATTCTTGTAAAACTTTATTCAATAGTTCTTTTGGAAGAAGTTTAATTCTTCGTTTAGATTCGTTAATTGATCTTTCGTGATCCCAGTTTGAAATCGGATAACGAAGATCGTTATCAGTAACCTGTGGTGGATCTACAATATCTTCAACAGAATTCTCAGCTACTAACTGTCTGCCGAATTCATCAAGTAAAACTCCAGAGTTATCTTCTTTCTTAAATTTCACTTCGTAAGAAATTTGTGGGTATTGGCTCGGGTCAAAAAGAACTAAACCATCTGAACGCTCGTAGTGATGAATTGTAAATTTTGCAATTATATTTTCCGCTTCACGAAGATCATCGTTCATATCTTCAGTATAGTTACCATACTTCTGATAAACATACTGCTCTAACTCTAATTCTGAAAGAGGGAAATCGTTAATGTAATCATAATTCTCATTCATTAACATAACTACCCAGTGGTATTGTGGAGTACCATAAACTTTCTCAGAAATTATTTCTGGGGTATCTCCATCCTGAATATCATACTCATCATAAACAGTTACATTGGCTAGAATATCTCTACGAAATCTTATGTTTCTTGTAATATCTTTAACCGCTGTTAATGACTTCTCTCCATTTATATCAAATTCATAGAAAAATGTTGGAAAATCTTTGAAATACATTATAGACCCTCCTCAACAAGTTCTTTGGTGAGAATCTGGAGTTCTCTAAATGTTAACTGAATATTAATCTGCGTTGGCATACCACCACCTGTTCTTGACTGAGCAAATGTGTTAAATGCACCGTTAGGTGTATAGTTAACACTCATCTCGGTAAGAACGCAAGATGTGTGTCGATGAAGGTTTTCGTTTTCCTGTCCATTGGTGTAATAAACAATGTCAAACTCAGAAGGATAAACGAAAATAAATTCACCACTTCCTTTGTATTCTGGATGCATGTGAAACTTAAATTGTTGTATAATATTTTGAACATTCTTGGCTTCATCTTCATTTCTTGGGAAAAATTGATACTCGAATGTAAATGTTCTAAAATCAACACCTTTAAATACTTGTTCTTTCTTCGGGTTTGGTGCCAAACCAGTAGCGGCAGAAACAGCACCAGCCTGCGCTACTTTTTGTAGAGCGATGGCAGCTCCAGCTTCTAATGCCTTTTCACCACCTGCTCTAGCAGCATCTGCTAGTTTGTTTTTACCTTGAACCGCTTTGACAATTTCAGCAGCAGCTGCGAATTCAAATGTGTCCTCTTCACTATAAGTTACACCGTAACGTGTTTGTAACTGATTTGGGATGTGCAGGGCAATAGCAGTCTTTAATCTTTTTTGAGCTCTCGTTCCTCCCAATCCTGCAGCAGCGATAGCGCCAAATCCAACTGCGTTAGCTGCGCCAGCCATAACAGCACCCTTCCCTGCGCCAAAAATACTACCACTTAATAATCCTCCGCCAAGAGCACCTTTAATTGCACCTACTGATGTCGCAGCACCAGCTACTTCTTTAAAACTTAAATTACTCGCTACAATTGATCCTCTACGACGAGTCGTCTGATCGAAATCATCGATAAAATCTGTATCTTTAGTATTTGATGCAAGTTTAGAATCAACAGCAACATTGATATAAAACATAGCGTAATTACCGCCATATGCTTTATTTGAAATAAGGTCGTTTGGATACTGGTAGTCTCGTATACTATATTTTTGATCTTGTAAAGATGGCGATCCAACTCCAGATACGTCAACTCCACCAAAAGACTCTGGATAAACTAAAGATTGCAGTTGATCGATAGTGGTAGATGCGTTTGTTCTGGCTTCGTTAACCTGATTAGAAACACTTTTATACTCTTCCTGTTCCTGGGCGAGAAGTGCCTTAAGGGATGTTATATTTTGTTGATTGCCACTTTCTATGGCGTCGGCAAGATTATCTCTGGTAGTACCCATACTTTGGATTAGGTCTTGCTGCTGGAGGATTAGGGCTTCTATTGTCATCTTGATCCCGTGGGGTTGAATAAATAAAACTACTATTAATTATTTATGCTATGTTCCACAAGAGAATCTACAAACCGCTAAATCCAGAAAAATACACTGGCGATCCAACTAATATCATTATGAGATCTAGTTGGGAGACTAGATTTGCATCCTGGTGCGACCGCAACCCAAGTATAATCAAATGGAGTTCTGAGGAGACGGTAATCCCCTATCGATGCCCCACCGACAACAATATCCATCGTTATTTCGTAGATTTTAAGATACAAACGAGAAGTAGCAGTGGGCTTCTGAGAACCTATTTGGTTGAGGTCAAGCCAGAAAAACAAACGAAACCACCAGAGTTTCCAGGAAAACAAACTCAGAAATATTTGGTCGAATCAATGACCTATATCAAAAACCAAGCTAAATGGAAAGCAGCTACAGAGTACGCTAAAGATCGTGGATGGGAGTTCAAAATTATTACAGAACACGACCTCGGGATATCCCCTAAATAATTAAATGGCTAATAAACCCTCTATGCTCGACGTATTTGAGCGCAACAAATATGATCTCTTGACTTCGGTTAAGAGATCAAGGACATGGTTTGATCAGCAGGTATTGCTGATGTCGAAACAGAGGATAACACCTCAGCAAGTTTTAGCTGGGAACACTACGCAAAATACAACCAGAGTTATTCCAGGGCATCTATACATGTTTGTATATGACCCCAAAACAAAGAATGATCTACCATACTATGATAGGTTTCCTTTGGTATTTCCGTTTGGCAAAACTGAGGATGGATTTATAGGACTGAATATGCATTATCTCCCATATCCATTAAGAATCACTCTTTTAGACAGATTATTGATATACGTTAATAATGCTAAAATAGATGAAACTACAAAAATTAAATATTCCTGGAAATTGATTGATGGCGTAGCCAGATATAAAATGGCAGAGCCATGTGTTAAACGGTATATTACAGGAAACGTAAGATCTGTATTCAGACAAGTAAACTCCAAAGATTGGGCAACTGCAATGTTACTTCCAGTTGAGCGATTTGTTGGTGCAAGTAAACAAGAAGTTTGGGGAGACTCAAGAAGGGTAGCAAACTCATGATCAAGGATTTCATATCACAGATTAAAACAGATGGATTATCTAGATCAAATAGATATAGAGTTTTATTTTCTCCACCATCTAACGTAAATTACGATTCACTCTATAAAATTTTACTACTGTGCGATCAGGTTCAACTTCCTGGTTACAATTATTCAACTACGCAATCAAGAACATTTGGCGAGGTCAGAGAGATGCCTTACGAAAGGCTCTTTGATTCTTGCAATATGTCATTTTATGTAGATACGGATTTAAAAGTAAAACGTCTTTTTGATTCTTGGATGGCTACGATTCAAGACCCAATAACAAGAAACTATAATTACTACGATCGCTATACCACAAATATGACGATTGAAGTTCAAGATCTAAAAGATAAAACACGTTACTCAATTGACCTGTACGAAGTTTATCCAAAAACTATGAGTTCTGTAACATTAGATTATTCTGCTAAAGATGTTATGAAGTTTAACGTAACTATGCAGTACAGATACTGGATATCATCTGGAAAAACTACACTACCAAATGATGCAATCGTGACTAATAATTCTATTGATTTGTTTTCTAGGAATTTCTCAGGATTTCAAGATTCATTTAGCAGAGGTGCACTAGGATCATTCTCTGGTCTCGGTAATGGAATCTCTATCGATCGTGGAATAATTAGCACAACTGGACTATCTGCATAATGGCTGAGTTCGTAGCATTTTTTACAGTAAAGACAACTTTGTCTTTATTGCTAGCATTATTGATACTCATGGTAATCTTAACTATGATTGCTATGCACAGAAATCCGCATGATACTTTTGACATCAAAGATTTAGTTGGTACCGATGGGAAACTTGACGAAAAGAAATTTACAAGATTTGGTGCGTGGGTCGTATCAACTTGGGGATTTGTTTTTCTCATAGTTCACGATAAACTGTCAGAGTGGTATTTTATTGGTTACATGGGAGCATGGGTAGCTAATGCGATAGTTGACAAATATGTAAATAAACCGAAGGAATAACATGTATCAATATAAAGCAAAGGTTCTAAAAGTTCTTGACGGCGACACGGTTGATATTGATTTAGATTTAGGTTTCAATATAGTTTTGGCAAGCCAGCGTGTTCGTATGGCTGGTATAGACACACCAGAATCTAGAACTACTAACAGCGAAGAAAAAGTTCGTGGACAACTATCTAAAAAGAAACTAGCTGAGAAACTTCCAGTCGGTTCTTGGGTAAAAATTGAAACTCAAAAATCTGACAGTAATGATGACAAGTTTGGACGTATTCTTGCCGTGTTCATTATGGAAGACGGAACGAGTTTAAACCAGTGGATGATCGACAACAATTATGCAGTTCTCTATAATGGAGAAAATAAAGAATTGGTTCAGGAGATGCATCTTTATAATAAACAAAAACTAATTGAACGTGGTGAACTAACAAAATGAAAATTGATGATAACTTGTCAAAGGTGTTCGATGTTGAACCCTCTGATGTGAAGGAAATTGTGACTACAGCCGATGGTGAAATTATCCCAGATACTGGAAATAAAATTGATGTAGATTATGAAACGACACGTAAAAATCTACACATATTATTGGTGCAAGGACAAAGTGCATTACAAAGCGCATTAGATGTGGCGCAGTCGTCTGAGCATCCTAGGGCATTTGAGGTTGTTGGTAATCTAATGAAACAGCTGGCGGACGTAAACCAGCAACTATTAGATTTACATCGTCAGAAACAAAAGTTAGACGAGCCAACTACTAAAGATGATCCAAAGAAAGTTACGAACAACGCAATTTTTGTGGGAAGTACAGCTGAGTTGAATAAACTAATCAAGAATATGACTAAAGGAGATTAATAATGGCATTGCCGATGAATGCGACACCAACTTATAGTATGATAATTCCCTCTACTGGGAAAACTGTTAAATTTAGACCATTCCTTATTAAAGAAGAAAAGGCACTACTAATTGCACAGCAATCAGAACAAATACCAGTAATGATTGATACGCTAAAGAATGTTATAATTAACTGCACCCTCGATAAGATCGACGCAGATTCTTTAGCAATTTTCGATATGGAATATATGTTCACTCAGATAAGAGCGAAATCTGTTGGTGAAAATGTAGAGTTATTTTTAAAGTGTGATGAAGATCACGGCGAAGATAACAAGAAGGCAGTTGTTAAGTACAACCTAGATCTTAGTTCGATCGCTGTTACAAAAGATCCAGAACATACCAACAAGATACAATTATTTGGCGATGTTGGGGTAGTTATGAAGTATCCTTCGTTCAGCAGTTTACAAAAGTTAAAGAACTTAGATACGGATAACTTAGATGCCGTATTTGAAATAGTAGCTGAGTGC